CGGCCTCGTGCCTTATGATCTCGATCCGGTTTTGAGCCTCCTCATCCCAAAGGAATTATTTCTGCGCAATTCCACTGCCCGCATTAAGGCACAGGGCCAGGCGCTCGAATTCCGTCGCATCACCGGCCTCTCGAACGCCGGCGTCGGTGGCGTAGCGAACCTGTCCTCGTTCTTCAACTCCAACACCGCCAGTACTTCATTTGGCGGCGTGGCATTGAACCGCCCTGCGCTGATCCAGTACGCAGCCGACAAGATCGTTAAGAGCTTCGTCGAGCAGGGCCTCTCGGACTCGGTCTCACTGCAGGCCGAATACGCCTCGCAGGGCTACACCGACCTCCGCCAGCTCTCACACACGAGCTTGCTCTGGTCCCACTTCCTCGCCGAAGAGCGCAACCTGCTGAACGCCGTCTCGACCGCGCTGCCCACGTCGGCATTGACCTCGGTCACCGCCGCAAACGACAGCACCGGCTCGGGCTTGCCCGCCACGTCATCGAGCGCCGTTTACATCACGCTGTCGTCCGCCTACGGTGAGACCGCAGGAGTGAGCGCCGGCACCGTGACCAACGCAACCGCAGGCAAGGGCGTCTCGGTCACTTGGACCGGCACCGCACCATACGGCGCAGTCGCAGTCAACGTCTACGTTGTCGTCGGCAGCACCACCTACAAGGCAACGACCCCGAGCCTCGCCTCAGGCGTGACCGGGTTGAGCTTCGCAGCGATCAGCGGCACCTACCCAAGCACCGACGGCTCATACAACGCCTACGCTGCTGGCTCGAACTCCGGCACCGGCTACGACGGCTTCATCAGCACGTTCGCCCAGTCGGGTGGCTATCAGGCCCAGTTCAACAACACGGTCGGTTCACAGAGCGAGCCTGCCGGCTTCATTCAGGACGCGCTCGTCAGCCTCTACAACTCGACGATGGCCGACCCCGAAGTGATCTTCACTTCAGCCGCCGTCCGCCGCGCGTTGTCGAAGGCACTGCAGACGCAGCAGTCCAGCACCTCCTACCGCTTCAACTACGCCACGGGTTCCGACGGCGTGTCGATCGGTGCGATGGTCACGGGTGTTGCTAACGAAGCCACCGGCACGATGCTCGACCTCGTCACGCACCGCTTCATGCCAACCGGCACGATGGTGATCCACCAGAAGCAGCTGCCCTTCCCCGACTCTGGCGTCAGCCAAACTGTCGAGGTGCACAATGTCGTCGACGCGCTCCTGTTGGAATGGCCACAAATCGGCTTTACCTATGACCTTTCGTCATACACCTACGGCACCGTGGCCTTCCGCGCACCAGCGTGGTCCGGCCTCATCACCGGCATCACCGGCTGATAAGCCACACTCGCTAGGCCACCGCGCCTAGCACCGAGGGTTGAGCTGCGCTGGGGTTTACCTTCCCCTTTCCCCCAGCGCAGCTCCCCTCCCCCCAAGCAAAGGAGAACGCATGCGACTCGTAGGATCAGACCGGAACCTCAAAGAGGTCACAATCAACGACGGCGCCGTCATCCCGATGCAGAAAGACGGCACCTTCCACGTCGAAGGAGCAGCCGCCCGCGCGCTCGTGAAATCGGGAGACTTCGCAATTGCCGGGACAAACTTTAGTCACGTTCGGCAGGGCTTCATCTGCACGGACTGCGGCTTCAGCGCCCTGATCCGTGACCGCTGCGGCAAGTGCGGCGGCACCAACCTCGAGGAGAACTAATGGTCGTCGCGCCCTTCTTCCAGACCGAAGGATTAATCGAGCCCTACGTCTCGCTCAACGAGGTGAAGTTCAGCCCCACCGCCTCGGCAATTGACTTCTCAAACTTGATCGAGAACGCCAGCCAAGTGGCACAGGACCGCGCGCTGGCCGACCTGATCAAGCGCGCGAGCTCGAAGGCCGACGCCTTCTGCTACGGGCGCATGGGCTCGCTCAACGCTACGAGCAATACCGAGAACGGCTGGTACCGACCCAACCGAGACGGGAACCTCATCTTCGCCCCGAGCTTCACGCCCGTCCTTGAGGTCACCGACATCAAGGTCGGCTGGGGACCCGGCGCAGGACTTACCGACATCCAGATCAGCGCCAACAACGTCGCCATTGACCGCGACCAATTCACGCTGACAGCCCCGAGCACGCTCGGGCTTTACTTCGGCAGCCTCGGCATCGCCGGTGGCCGCTGGGGATACCAGACCAATATGTGGTGCCAATACACCTACATCAACGGCTGGTTTAATTCATTCACCACGGCACAAGCAGGCGTCGGATCCACCACGCTCTCGGTGACCGACGCGCTCGGCATTTACCCCGGCATGACGATTACCATCTGGGACGGCATGAACGACGAGGTGGCCACGGTCGCCAGCGTGACCGGCACCACCATCACGCTCACCAGCGGCCTGCAGTTCAACCACGGCATCGGCGTCAACGTCTCGACCCTGCCGGCGTCGGTGAAGCAAGCGGTTATCCACTTGGTCGTCGCCCTCGTCAAGCAGCGCGGAGAAGGCGGCCTCGTCATCAACGAGATTGGCGAGCCCGCAGCGGTGAGCTCGCGCTCGCAGACCAGCCAAGAGGACGAGCTGCAGGCTTACGACTTGCTCGAGCCCTACAAGGTTCTCGGCGGTCGCCAGTGAGCCGCACCACCGTCCGCGAGCAATTTATCAATTACCTCAACGGCGCCGGCATCACCTACCTGTCCGAGGTTAAGAACTTCCCCGCCAAGTTCACACCCGAGGGCGAGTTCTACGAAGGGCAAGACCCCGGCCACCAACAAGGCTGCATCGTCTACCCCTACATCGAGAACCAGAGCGAGAAGCGCATCGAGCTCACCGGCGCTACGGGTGGCGGCAAGGAGATCACCTACGAGGTCGTGTTCACCTGCATCTTCCGATCCAACAAGCGCAAGACCGAGGACGCCGGCGTCGACGCCGAAACGTTTCTAGACAGCTTCACCAACGCCATCCGAGCATCAAAGAACTGCGGAGGCCCAGCGGTCTACAACCAACCGACGGCGCCAATCTTCCAGTGGGGAGAAGGCAGCACCAGCGGCGGGACGGACATCGAGGTCGCGTCCTACTACCCGCGCCAGATAAACGGCGCAGCGAGCGTGACCCAAGTGGTCTCCACCGTGCGCGTTCGCATAATCGAGATCACCCCAGCAAACACCTACCTTTCATAAGGACCAGACATGCCTTTCATTTTCACCGACACCCAAGAGCGCGCTTACCCCAACCTGCTCGACACCAACGGCAACGTGCTGGTTGCGGTCCCCAACGTGACCACAATCGACACCGACCCAGCCGACGGGCGCTGGACTTCAGTCGCCACGCCAGCAGCGCCCCAGACCGCCCCAGAAGCCCCTGTGACGGACGCAACCACCGCCCCAGCCCCAACCACCACCAACTAAGGACAAGACATGGCACAAGCCTTCTTAACAGCCAACTCCTACCTCGGCATGGTTGTCGAGACCACGCCCGGCACGTTGCCCACAAGCGGCACCGTCTACTGGATCCCGGTCACGTCACCACAGATCACGCCGAATCAAACCTTCCTGCGAGACGAGGCGCTCCGCGGCTCACCAACCACGGTCTACGACATGGTGCAGGGCGTCCGCAGCGATGACGTGGAATTTAAGGCGTTTCTTTACGCCGACACCTTCCCCGCATTGATCCGCTCCATTCTCGGAGGAGCCGACACGAAGACCGGCGCCGGCCCTTACACGCACACCATCAAGGTGCTGAACAACCCCGCCACGGGCTCGCAGCCACCCTCGTTCTCCATTCTGGACTTCGACGGCGCTAACTACTTCACCACCACCAACTCGCAAGCCGACACGCTGACGCTGACCTTCGGCGCCGACGCAGCAGCCGAGGCCACGGTGAAGTTCCTCGCCAACCCCTACACCTCCTACACGAGCGCGCCAACCGTCTTTAGTTCGCTGAGCTTCGCCACCACCGAGCACCTAATCCCGGCATGGGACACCGCCATCACCATCGGCGGCACCTCCTACGCCAACGTGCAGTCGGGCGAGATCAGCATCAGCCGCAAGACGCAGGCCATCTACACGCTCGGCCAGCAGGCGCCCTACGACACCTTCGCCGGCCCAATCGAAGTGACCGGCAAGTTCACGTTCGTCATCAACTCGACGGCTGACGTATTCTCCACCGGCTCGAGCGCATACGGTCTGACCCGTTCACCCGAGGCCATCACCGTCACGCTGACCGACCCCAACGACGCCACAAGCGGAACCCAGCACTCGGTCGCCTTGACCATGAGCGCGGCGCAGATCCACAACATCAAGCGCACCCGAGGTAAGGAGTTCACTGAGCTGGAGGTCGAGTTCACGGCCACCGCCAACACAACCGACGCCTCAAGCGGCTACGCACCAATCCAAGCAACAATCATCAACGCCACCAGCGCTGCCTACTAAAGCAAAGAAGGGGAACATGCCACTTATCCAACTACCCAACAACCAGAGCGCGGTCATTGCCGGGCGAGAAGAAATCACCGAGCGCACGTCGCGAGCGATTAGCCGCGCCTACATGGAAGCCGCAGCAACGGCAGCCAAGCTCGCCTCGCTCGGATTTGACGACACGGACCCGACAACGTGGTCGGCGTTCGCCGCTTTGACCGAGGAGGACCAGCAAGCCCTGAACGGCTACCAAGCGCAGCTCATCGTCGGGCTGGTCAAGCAGTGGACAATTGGCGAACTGCCAACGTTGGAGACCGCGCTGGATTTGCCAAAAGCCACGTTTGACGCGCTGGCCTCGGCATGCGGGGACGAGTTCAACGGATCCACGATTAGCACGGAGCCCGCGATAGACCCAAAAGCCCCTACCAGCGACTCGCAAAACTAAGGGCAGCCCTCGAGGGCAAGACCACCGAGGTCGACAACGAGCTCGCTGGACTTTACCGGGAGCACCGCTTTAGAAAGATTTACGGCAGCACGCACGCCGAGTTTATGGACCAGCCCCGTCAGATCACCGACTGGCTGCTGGCCATTTCACGCATTGAGCAGGAGGTCGCCAATGGCTGAGGTTTTGATTACTGGAGAAGTGGAATTCTCCTCGGCAATAAAGGCGAGCACAGAAGCCATGAACGAAGCCGCGCGGCAATTCGTGACGCGAGGCGCCGACATCATCGGCGACAGCGCAAAGCAACAATGGCGCTCTCGACCATCCGGCTCCCGTTCAGTCTCCAAGAAGACCGGCAAGGTCTACTACAGGGGAGACGGACCGTGGAAGGCGCAGCGCCCCATGCCGACTATTCGCACCGGCAACACGCGCAGCTCGATCCGTCGCCGCTACGCCAAGCAAGTAGCACCCGGTCGGTGGGAATCAGGCACCGGCCCGAGCACGCCCTACGCCGCAGCGGTTGAATTCGGATCCGTGCACATCACCAGCCCCGCATTCCCATTCATGGAGATGGGAACCAAGAACGCAGAAGAACGACTGCGCACCCTCGCTCACAGCATTTTCACCGCAGCTCAGGAAGCCTAAGATATGCCACTCTTGCCACCAGTAATCGCCACGCTCCTCGCCGACACAAAGGAGTACATGGCGAAGATGCGCGAAGCCGAGCACCAGATGGCAAAGTTCGGGCTCTCGGCTGACGCAGCCGGCGGCAAGTTCCACAAGTTCGCCAGCACCGCCGCGACCGCCATCGCCGCGACCGGGACTGCCATGATCGCCTACGGCGTCGACAGCGCGATTAAATACAACGAAGCGCTCGACAAGATCCGCAACCAAGCCGGCGCATCATCGTCGGAAATCGAATTCCTAAAGAACGCAATCCTCAAAACCTCAAACCAGACCGCCATCAGCTCGGAGAACATTGCCGACGCCTTCCTCCAAGTGGAGAAGGCCGGCATTCGAGGATCCAAAGCCTACGCACTGGTGAGCGACGCAGCAAAGGCAGCCGCCATCACCGGCGGCGACGTGAGCTCAATCGCCAAGACAATCGTCGGCGTGCAGGAGCTCCAGATTACGAAGGGCATGAGCCTCGCCCAAGTGACCGACATGCTGGTCATTGCCAACCAGAAGCACGTCGGCTCGCTTGACCAGATCACCGCCGCATTGACGGGCCGAGTCGGAGGAGCACTCGCCGCAGCGCACGTCAGCCTCGCCGAGCTCGCCGCGGTCTCCGACGTGGCATCAAAGGCCGGCTACAACCAGTCGCGCGTCTTCGTCCAACTTGCCACCGGGCTCAACAAGCTCGAGAGCCCAACGAGCGCAACAACCAAATCAATGGCCAAGCTCGGACTGAACGCCCAGACCCTCGCCTCGATTGCGCGGCACCCCGGCACCGGCCTGATTGACGTGCTCGGTTATTTGGAGCAGTACTCCAAGCGCACCGGCACGGCCATGAATACCTTGATACAAGGCACCTTCGGAGCGTCGTCAATCGGACTGGTCACCGACCTGACCAACCACCTCAACGAGCTTAAGGGGACGGTCAAAACGCTGGGAGGCGCATCAGGCGCAGGATTGGCGTCAGCGTTTGGCATCACTCAGAAGCAGCTCAACTTCCAACTCGAGCAGCTTAAGACGCAAGCCGAGAACGCGCTCAAGGGCATCGGCCTGCTGCTGCTTCCGACAGTCGGCGACATCGCCAAGTTTGCCGAGAGCGCCGTGTCCTACTTCGGCAAGCACCCGCTGTTGAAATCAATCGCGTCAGACACAGCGCTTACCCTCTTTGCCGCTTCGCTCGCGTTCAAACTGACCAGCGCTCTAGGCAAAATTCCGTTCCTCGGAGATGCGCTCAAGGCAATCCCCGGTCTTGGAAAACTGTTCGGAGCCACTAAGGGAGTCATCACAGCGGAGCAGGGCGCATCACAAATCGCATTGCTGACCGCCATCGCCGACAACACCGCAATCATGGCAGGTGAGGGTGGCATCTCTGGCACGGGCCTCGGCGAGGTCGGTAGCGCTGGACTTGGCGCAGGCGCAGGAGGCACTGAAGCGGTCGCAGGCGCCGCCCTCGGGCTTACGGCGGCAGGAGTTGTCGCAGCCGGCATCGGCACATTCGCCCTCGGATACGAACTTACAAAGGGCAACAACCGAGACATCACCGCCGCCCTGGTCAAGCAGTTCTACAAGGGACCAGCAGCCGCCCAAATCATGAAGCAAATCTCCCAGCAGTCGGCGCTCGGCCAGCAGTTCGTCATCGACAACAAGACGGGCGCAATCATGGAAGTCGAGGGTCGTGGCCGCATGTCATCGGGCTGGACGCCGCAAACCGGCGTAGCCGAGCAGACATGGGCAATGGGACACAACATCACCAAGCCGACCAAGCACACAGTGCGAGTTAAGGTGACCCGCTAATGCCAAGCTTCGATGCCAACCTCATGAACGACGACACGGACTGGACGATTGAACTCGACATCGCCGTGATCACCCAAGCGCTGCTGTCAAACCCGGCATTCATCAAGGCCGTCGCCAATGAGATCCGCATCGCTCAAACCAAGCAGGCGCGCACGATGGGCAACCTCTACGGGCCGAACGCCCAGCGCCCTAAGCCTGCCCCGACCACCAAGCGCAGGATTTCATGACGCTGAACTCGCTTCCAGCAATCAAGGTCTACATCGCTTTCAATCCCACGCTGGGCGGCAACACGCTTGCGACCGCCAATCAGGTCTCGTTCGTCCAGCAATACGGCGGCGTGAACTACTGGACTGACGCTTCGGTCTACCTGCGAGACTTCACCACCAAGACGGGAAAGCAGCACTACCTTGACCGCATCGAGGCCACCACGCTGAAGATGACGCTCAACAACCGAGACGGCTTCTTCAACGGCTCGCCCAACGTGATTGGACCACGGCTGCCCATTGCGATCACCGCAAACTGGTATGCCGACTACGACGTTTTCTACGGAATCATTGACTCGGTGACGGAGCGCCTCGCCGACGCCTTGAACTCGGACCTTGACGTTGAGGCAAGCGACCTGCTCAAATACCTTTCGCTTAAATACCTTTATCGCCCGTCGTTCTGGAAGAAGTACGCCACCTCGACCTCGGTCACGAATTGGTACCGATGCTCGAACTACACCGCAGCCACCGTTACCGCAGCTACGGCGCTTTCGAGCTCGTCGATTAAATACCAAACCATTAACACGAACGGAACGTTCGCGGTCGGATCCTACGCAACGGTGATCGGGCTCGCCGGGCTTTCCACGCTCAACCAGACCAACGCCTACATCTCGGCAGCCGACGCTACCTCGTTCACGGTCACAGGAGTGAGCACCACCTCGGGCGCGTCTTCAAACTCCGCAGGAGTGGCCTACATCACCACGGCCTACGATTACGTCGGCGGCAAAAACGGAACCTTCAGCGGGCGCGTTTCATACCCGAGCCACGGCACCCTCATCTACGACACCGACGGATGCGCGGACTTGTCGGGACAAGGAAACGTGGCATCAGGCGCGATCAACATCGTGCCCACGTTCTCGAGCCCCAACTACGGCGCCATTGACTTCTGGATCCTCGGCCAGCAGACCAACGGCAACACCGTGCTCTACACCAACTACGGCGGATCCGGCACCAACAACGTCAGCCTGATTATTAACGCCAACGGTTACATCGGCATCGCCGTGAACGGGACGCCCGTCTCCATCTCCGGCGAGCCGAAGGTGAACGACGGCTACTGGCACCACGTCGGGCTGGCGGTCATCGGATCCGGAAGCACCGGCACGATTAACCTCTACTGCGACGGCCAGTTCTTCCCCACCAGCCTGACGGGGACATACCTGAACCTCGTCTCCGGCGGCCTGAACGTTGGCGCCACAGGAGGAGGCACCTACGCCTACAACGGCTACATCGACGAGATTGTGGTGAGCAACCTCAGCAGCCTGAGCACGCTTGCCCAAGAGATACAGCAGCGCTACAAGGCCGGCACCATTCTGCAGCTCGGCTTTCCAGTGAACGCCACAAAGGTGTCCTCGGGAGACCGCATCGCCGAGGTGCTGACGTTGGCCGGCTTCGGATCCATTACCGGCGGCACGAGCTCGGCGCTTGCCACGGTGAGCGTGCCCGGTTTCTACATCGCCAGCGGCTACCAAAATTACGTCGCCTACAATTCCGCGACCTACAAGGGATACGCCTCGGTGGAGCCCTACTACTGGGACTCGCCAATTGACAGCTCGACGGCGCTCGACTTGATCCAGCAGATTACCGACACCGACATCGGGTCGTTCTTTCAGGGACCGGACGGCACGTTCTACTTCCTGCCCCAGAATTACTACGGCACTTGGTCGTTTACCTACGCCACCCCACCGAGCGCCAGCATCGGAACTTGGACGCAAGGCACCTACAACCCGAGCACCATCTCGGACAACGGCAACGGCTACCCTTACGACGTGCAAGGGCTCCAAGTGATACAGGACGACACCGACCTCTGGACAACGGTGCGCATCACGCCGCAGTCCGGAGTGGATCAAATCTTCGAGTACACAGCCAACGAACCGCGCTGGGGATATTCGACGCTCAGCAAGAGCTCGACGGTTTCATCGTCACTCCAAGACGCGCTCTCGAGCGCCTACTTCCTCGCCTACCTCTACAAGGCTCCTCTGCCCCGCGTGAACAGCGTGACGCTCACCAGCGAGGCGGTCGTTGCCGGAGTCGTCGGCTACAACCTCCAGCTCATGCTGGCCTTGAAATTTGGCGACGTGCTGCAGTTCCAGCGCACGCAACCCAACGCCGCAGGATCGGGAATCATCAACCGACCAATGGCCATCGAAAGCATCGGACACGAGTTCAACGCCGAGCCCGGCACTTGGCACACTCACTTAATCCTTGACCCTTACCCGGTAAGGGGAGACGGGAGCATCTCGTGACGATCCGCAACACCACGCAATACGGCGCGCAGCTGGCAGCCCTCGGCGACGGGTCGGACGCTTCGTTCTGGCGACAGAACAACGTCTGGACTTCAGGCACCGACGGCAACTCAAACATTTCAATCGGCACCACCTACACCGTGGTGCAGTCGCTCGATAACACCGGCGGCTCGGGCTTCGGCGTTGCGGGCGGCTTCACCACCTACCTTGTGCTGTGGTCATTCGGGAACGGAAACACGCTCCCGAGCACCAGCACCTACCTCGACGTGCAGCTCGGCTACGACAGCGCCACGCCGTCCATTGGTCCGGGCCGCACCGCCTACTACACCACCAGCGGCGGCTCGTTCTCTGGCTCGCTCGTTGCCACGCCCGGCAGCATTCAACCGTTTAACCTTTACCTCTTCGCCAAAGCCGAAAGCGGGACGTTCCATGCTTCATTTGGAACCATCACCGTGATCGGCATCAACTAAGGAGAACCATGTCAGACACACGCAACGCCATCGTCGAGTGGGCCAAGTGGCTCATGGAGCACAAGGCGCAGATCAACTACAGCGAAGGCACCGACCGCCTCAACGCCGTCGGCATTTGGCCGCCCAAGTTTCCAATTAACACGGATTGCTCCGGCTTCATTACGCTCTGCTTCTGGCTCGCCGGCGCACCCGATCCAACCAACCGCAACTACGCGAGCCACGAGGGATACACCGGCACCGAGCTCAGCATCGGCACCGAGATCCCCAAATCGCTGATTGAGCCCGGAGACGCCATCGTTTATGGACCCGGCACCGGCTGGCACACAGCCCTAATCGTGGAAGCAGGAGAAGACCCGCTGACCATCAGCCACGGCCAGCAAGGAGACCCGTCCTACGTTCGAGTGAGCCAAGACGGGCGCCAGCCCCAGCGCTACCTGCGCTTTAAGACCGAGGGAACGCTCCGCACCCCAGCGCAGCTCACGGTCAACAAGGTCGCCACGCCAGACCTCCACAAGACTGCGCTACAAGTCCACCAGACAGCCCCAGAAGCCCCTCACACGGCTCCTGCGCCCACTCCTGCCCCAACGCACCCCGAACAGCAGTTCGCCCCTACATCACCGGCCACAATCGGCTGGCCGCTTCTAAAGGAGATTGAGCACATCGCCGAGACGATTGTTAAGGGACCCGAAAAATGATGATCGCGAACCTCAACACCTTTAACTTCTGGGTTCAATTAATCGTCAGCCTCGGCTTCCTCGTCGGCATCGCCTTTGGCGCCATCAAGACGGTTAACGAATTCATCAAGTGGTGGCACCACAAGGTGGCCGCCGTAGCGATGACCAACCTCGAGCAGCAGATTGAAGAAATCAAGAAGCAGTACAAGCCCAACGGCGGCAGCTCGATGCGAGACGCCATCAACCGGATTGAGGCGTCAATCAACAAGCTTGACAACAAGCTCGACGACGTGAAGACCGAGCTCGACAAGCACCTCGGAGCGCACAAAGGACTATGAGCCACAAGCACCCAATCACGGGAGAAGACATCAGCTTCGGCCAGCACGTCAGCTGGAAAATCCAGAGCGCCATCCGTCACTGGTGGTTCATTCTGACCATCACGGCCATCAGCGTGGCCTGCTGGATTTACGGCGCGAGCCACCCGAGCGAACTCGGATGGTGGAACGCTTGGGCTTCATACATGGCATTATTTATAGAGAGCGTTGTGGGCATTTCGATGTATCAGCAGACACGAGCCGACGCCGCAGTGATCCGCAAAATCCTCGCAATGGAGACAAACCAATTCGAGGAGCTCAAAGACTTAATCACTCGGGTCGAAACCGACCTCGAGATTATGCATTACCCAGACCACCAAGAACAGGACTAACCAATGGCACTACTCGCCGTAGCATCAGAAAACACCGCCGTCGCCGCGGTCTACGTTCCCAGCACCACCTACTACCTGAGCCTTCACACCGCAACGCCCGGTCAGAACGGAGCCAACGAAGTGACCAACACCGGCGGCTCGACCTACGCTCGCCAAGCGTTGATCTTTGGAACGGCAACCAACGGCCAAGAGGTCTCGACCGACAGTCAGACATTCACCAACATGCCCGCCTCGGCTTCCGGCTTTACTTACTTTGGCGTGTGGACCGCAGCCTCGGGCGGCACCTACATCGGCGGCGGCACCACCACCGGGCTGACGGGCTCGCTGCCTGCCGGCATTTCAATCAACATGGCCACCGGCGCCGTCACGGTCTCCTTCTCGTAATGATCCGAGAAGCCGCCGTCAGCTTCACGGCGATCGCGCACGCAACGTGGACGATGCCAGACCAAGAAGAACCGAAAGAGGACTAACCAGTGGACGCCCTTAAGAACTTCGCCTACAGCCTTGTTGCGACGCCGCCCTCACCGGCCACGTCCGGAACCAGCCTGACCGTGACAGCGACGCAGGGCGCCTACTTCCCAGCCGCACCGTTTGACGCAACGATTTGGCCGGCAGGAGTTCAGCCGACCAACGCCAACGCCGAAATCGTTCGAGTGACCGCCGTG